GGTAAGAAGTATTATGATGAGCAAGGGTGGGAAATTGCTCCACCTATCTCTGATAGAGAGTGTATCTTTCGTTGTTTGGAGAACTGTCAAGCACTTGCTGGACTTGATAAGAAACAAGTACAGAGATTGATGGAAGACTTTAGGACTGAGAAAACAAAATTAGAAAGAAACGAGGAGTATCCAGCATTATGAATATTGATTGTATGATAATCAGTGATTTTTTGGATAATCCTGATAAAGTTAGAGAATCTTTAATAGAACAAAAGGTTGAGTTTATTCATAAAGAAAAAGGTAGTTTTCCTGGTAGCAGAACTACTCTTGTTGATGAGAGTTATCAGAGAATGGTGAATGAAAAGTTAGATAAAATTCTTCCATTTAAGTGGGAAATGGATATGGATACATCAACTTATTGTTTTCAATTATGTTTAGAGGGAGATGAGTCTTGGATACATGTTGATAAGACAAAATGGGCAGGTATATTATATCTAACTCCTGATGCACCATTAGATTCTGGTACTTTAATTTACAATGAAGATTTTGATAATGTTCTTAGAGAAACTAATGAAAAAGTTAGAGAGACAGGAGATAATTCTTTATATGAAAGTATGAAACAGGAGCATGAAATAACCACAATAGTTGGTAATGTTTATAATAGATTGATATTACTTAGGGGATATTATTTACCACATAGAAGTAATGTTCCTGGATTTGGTGATTGTTTAGAAAACGGTAGATTAACACAAGTATTTTTCTTTGATGAGGTAGAATGAGACTAGGAATTATGTGTTCTGGTAACGGAACTAACTTTGAAAACATAGTTACAAATCCTTTATGTAATAAGCATGAAGTTGTGATAATGATACACAACACTAAACAATGTGGTGCTGTGGCAAGAGCAGCAAAGTTTGGTATTCCTCATATAAGAGTACCGCATAAAGATGAAGATCACATGATAGAACTTTTTAAAGCATGGAGAGTAGATCTTATCATACTAGCAGGATATATGAGAGTATTAAAGAATCCATCTAAGTTTCCATGTCCTATCATTAATGTTCATCCATCACTACTTCCTAAGTATAAGGGATTACATGCTGTTGAGCAAGCAATGGATTCAGGAGATCTTGTTACTGGGTGTACTGTTCATTATGTTAATGAAGAATTGGATGGTGGAGAGATAATCATGCAAGGTGAGGTTCCAATATTACCAAATGATGATGTAGAATCATTAACAAAAGCGATACAACGCAAAGAATATGCTATACTACCAGCAGCTATTGACTCATTAGGATAAATAATTTTACCTATAAGGTTATTTTATGCTATCCACTCAATACCGTTTAAGGTTGGAGGCAATATGTAAAGATATTGCTTCAGGAACAGAGGTTAGTCTGCCTGATATGATATGGGCAGAGAAATTAGCAAAAGCGAATACAGCAGCAAGAGGTATGCTTAATACCGCAAGAAGAATGAGTACAGATCCTACTGATTCTTTTCTTAATCAGTTGAATTTAGGAGACCCCGATTCAACTCATCACCGTAGGGGTTTCGGAGATCCACAAGATGTAGTGGATTGGTTTCACAATGAAAGATCAGACGATTGGAGGCAACGTGACTAAGATGGCAAGAGGACAAAGATTGAGATTGACAGATATTATCTGTAGAATAATATCAACTGATGGTACAGTTGATCTTAATGAAAGAATATGGATGAACAAGTTATGTGAGAGTAATGATGAGGCAAGAGAACTGGCAGGTGCTATGCTATGCCCTGACTTTTATGATCCTGATGGCATAGATCCTGCTTTCTACTAGGCATAAATTTTTGTTAAGTGTAGTTGATGATACGGACACATTTCCCATAAATAATGATAGAATTAGAGGGAACAAGATGACCTGAAACTCCTATATCATGGTCTATAATTGTAGTTTTACGGAGTTCTTTTATGCACAACTTAATATCTCACAATCAACTGTCATCTGATGATGACCATGATGATTTACTCGCAGAATACTACGAGTGCTTAATTGACTGCGAAGACACTGCTTCAAGTTGTAAACGTATCTGTAAGGAGGTTTTAGTTTAGATCTAAACGTACACATTTCTATTCTAATATGACAATTCACACACATCCACCTTAAATAGTTCAAACAATCAAATAATCAGAAAACCCTTGACAAATACTGTCAGGGGTTTTATAATGTAAAAAAGTATCTTTATAATGAGTGATATTCAAATCTTTGATGATTTATTAACTAAAGAAGAATATCTTCCAATATATCAATATTTTGTTGATACTAGAACTGGATGGAATGGTGCTGGTGTACCTTGGTATTGGGTTGATGGTATTGTTACTGTGGATGATGGAAGAATACAATTTGTTAGTCTAGGTTATGCTAATAATCAAATTATTAATAGTGATATGTTTACTGTTCTAGCACCTATTATTGAAAGGATAAATCCTATGGCATTGTTTAGAATTAAAGCTAATTTAGGACTTCCAGAAAAACTTCAATCTATTAGTGAAGAAGAAACATTACATACAGATCATTATTGTTGTGATCCAGAACCAGAGGGTTATGGTAAAAAGTGTCCAATGAATACTGGCATTTATTATATCAATACTAACAATGGATATACAGTATTTGAGGATGGAACTAAGGTAGAAAGTATTGCTAATAGATTGGTAACTTTTCCATGTCATACGAGGCATGGTGGCATCCCTCATAATGATAGCAATAAAGGTAGAATTGTGGTGAATTTTAATTGGTTTTAGTTGTAATTTATTGAGGATTATAGTATAATGTATGAACAAGCAACAGCAGAAATGAACAATCCCTTAAGTCCAGTTAAGATGGTGAGAGAGACTTATTCTAAATGGTTACAGAGGCATGTAACAGAGGTTCAGGTACAGTTTAGAGATGAGGAACCAGCATGGATACCTTATGAGACATTACTAGCAATTAAGGAAAATGAAGTTGATTTTCAAAGAAGAGTAAAGGAATCTTATGAGTAATACCAGACATGTTGAAATAGAATATAATAAAGATGGTAATCCCACATTCATACCATTTTATTCGCAACAAGCAAGTCCTTTTGCTGCACAATGGCAATTTCTAATAGCAGAACAAGTAAATACAGGTATAGATTGTGTAGAATTGAAGAAGTTCCTTTTAGAGAAAGAAAAGGAAGTTTTAAATATAGAACCAAACACATATAATGATGGAGGGACTAAGTTAGGTAAAAATAGTACAACCTCTAGGTTTTTGTATTATAATGTATTAACATGGGATCATCCAGAAATATCAAAATTAAAGAAACAAATCTATAAATTATATTATCAATATATTTTTCATTGTTTTCCTGAACATAAGATAGGTGCTAAAGACTTTAATGGTGTGAGTGTTGGTTGTTGGATGAATGTTATGCGTAAAGGTGAACGTATTGTAAAACATCAACATGGGTATCATCCAACTGGTTTTTTAACAGGTCATTTTTGTGTATCTTGTAGTAATACTTCAACTGTTTATGTAAATCCATATGAACATTCTGCTGAAAGTTTGCTCATTAAAGAGGCAGAAGATCTTCAAGGTCAATCTAAATCTAAAATGGTTTATAATGTTGGAGAGACTGATAATGATGGTGAGAGGATATTTGTCTCTGCTAATGGGAGTGGTAAATTAACATTATTTCCAACTTTCATACCACATTTTACTACAAAACATTTGGAGGATACTGAAAGGATTACTCTAGCATTTGATTTACGTCCAAGATATGATAATCAAATTCCATTGATTGATGGACCAATTTGTCATTGGGATAATAATAAACAAGAGTACATATTAGATGAAACTATTTTTCAAGATTAGAGAGTTTGCTTGGGTAATTGTATCTGAGTTAGAGGATATATTATACCCATATCGGGTTGATGCTGATAAACCATTATGGGAAGAGAATGAGCAACCTACAGACGATCTAATCTATCTTAAGGCACAAAATAATGCTAACAATGATAGGATAGACCGACTACAATCTGAGATGCTTTATGTTACTTCACAGATAAATGAGATAAATACTATGTTAAAGAATCTTAATATTGATGAAGGACAAGAAAGCAGCAAAACTGTTATTGAAGAGGGCAAAGAAACATCCTGAATGGTATAGTAAGGATGAAATTCGTTATGCTAAGAGAATAAAGAAAAGAATTAAACAAGAGGAAAAGAATGCAAGACAGTCTGAAGATTAATAGAAGAAAGGATGGTTCATTTGAGGTTGAGTGGGATAAAAAAGATCCTAACTGGATGTTTATGAATGACTTGACATCTGAAGAGATTGAGGGTATAGTGCAAGAAGCAATAAGATATGACCAGAATGAGAGATCCAGACCAGAGTTATTCTCTGACTAATATAGAGGATGCTATAGAGGATGCTGTATCATCTGATTGTACTCCAGAACAAATCTATGAGGCAATTAGAACATCACTTAGAAGAACTCTAACATATCATAGAGTATGTGTTAGAACTGCTAATGAAGTATTACGTCTTGTTCATGGAACTGAACATAAAGATAAGGTGATTAGTTTACATGAGAAGGAGTTAGATGAATCTCTAACTGATTCTAGTCAATGGCCAGATTATACTGAATTACCAGAAAAAGGCAAGGAAATGACATATCAAGAAATGATTGATGCTGGTTATGAAATGACTGGTGATGGTATCTGGTGGCCAAAGGATAAGGAACAGGAAAAGGAGGATTTATTTGCAAGTATGGATAGTGTTACAGAAGAGACACCCGACTACAACAATCCTTATGTTTGTGCTAAAATAGATGAACTCGCTGGAGACAACAGAAACTAATGCTAGAAATTAACACTACCAAGAATAAAGAACTTGGTCTATGGGACATAACTGCTACCCTAACACTTCCACCTATTACGGTAACTAGATTAAAGAAAGACAAGAATGATATTGAGTATGAATTGCGTAATGCTTTCAGCGAAGTCATTCAAGAGATTGTAGAGAAGCATTGTGAGGAGGAATTATAATGGCACTATCACAACAGGTAGAATATTCTCTTCGAGAAGCACAGGAGGCATTGCGAAATTCGCTTGCCTTCTCTGCTAGAAATGAGAAACCTTATGTTAGTAAGCACATTGCTGATATGTTGGCAAACATTGAGAATTTATTAGATGCTGTGGAAATTGTGGAAAAAATCGAGAACCGAAAGGATGGTGACAGTGGATTCTTTGGTACATACTTCGGTAAACCTGAAGAAGATTAAATAATCCTTAAGCATAACTAAATTTTATAAGTAGTTATGTTATAATACCGACACAATCGAATTAGTGCCATGTATGTAAATTTAGATGAGAGATACTTATCGTATCTACAATCAGATAAAAAGTTTCGCATAGATGGTGTTAACGAGAAAATTGTTAACTATGGTTGGCATTGTGATGGTAACGAGATTAAGGGTCACTACGTTACCACCGAGAATCATAAACTATTTTATGATTTAGATAATAATTTCAAAACAAAAGAAAGGATTAAGCAAGGAACCCTGACATAAATACCTATGTAAGTATAGAGGTACTTATTATGAAAACTATCGAAGATCACATTCAACACGATAAAGAGTTGATAGACGATCCAACACTTAATGCTGCTGCTAGAAGGCATTACAAGGATGAACTACATGAATTAGAAGAGTATGTAGAGCATCATAAGTCTGAGATTGAAGCAGGAGATCATCATGATCCTAATTGTCTGGAGTTGTTCTGCGACATGCACCCTGATGAACCTGAGTGCTTAGTATATGATGATTAACATCATCTAACCATAGTATTGTACCAATTAAATAACTGTCATAAGACTCCTTTACAGGGGTCTTTTTTGCTTATATAATATAAGAGTAAATTCAACTAACGCAAGCGTTAGAGAATCCATGAACAAATTTTTCAAAGAAGTCTTAGAACTTCCATACAAGTCCAATTCACAGGACAATCCTTTACATGAACTACAGGTAGAGGCATTACTCAAGAAACATGGATTCAACTACGTTGCTCAACCCAATGGAATACAGGCGAGTCCTGATTTTAGAGTAACACTTGATAGTGGTAGAACTGTTGATATTGAATGTAAATCATCCAAACAGACCTATCCCACATACAATGGTGGTTTACCTAAGAAGGGTGTAGTTTACATATTCAGCAGTAAGAAGTATAATGATACTACTATCTTCTTTGCTGATGATATAGTATCTGATACAAAGAGAGATCTTTATCGTGGTTTACTTAGTAGGTTGAATGAAGTGCTGGTAGAATACCAGAATGATGAAGATTGGAAGGCAGATGATAGAGGTTTTGACTTCTACATTAGGAACATGTATGTTCAAAATGGTGCTGGTAAGAAAGATTACTTTACACATACTGATCGTCAACGCTGTGAGGAAAATGTACTCAATCACAACTGGTAATTGCTTAGATGTTCTCTCTACCTATGGAGAGAACACATTTCATTCATGTATAACTGATCCACCATACGGCATGGGGATGGATGAGTGGGATCACTCAGTTCCAACCGTCGAGATTTGGCGAGAAGTCTATCGTACACTACGACCTGGTGGTTTTTGCTTATCATTTTGTAGTCCTGAACTATATCATAGGATGGCAGTCAATGTAGAAGATGCTGGTTTTATGATTAAAGATCAGATTATGTGGATGACTACAACTAAGATGCCAAAACATAATAGATTGAAACCTGCCCATGAACCGATAGTAGTTGCTCAGAAACCATATCGAGATTCCTTAAAGAGTAATTTCGAGAAATGGGGATGTGGTCTAATTGATGTCGAGAATACTAGAGTAGCATGGGAGAAGGAACCACCAAAAGGATGGGTGAAGGGTGGTGCTAAACGTAGAACATTTGGTCGAGAAGGTAATACTACAGGTGGTGGTAAAGAATATGGTACGGTTGATGCTAATCCTAACGGTAGATACCCATCAAATATAGTTGGTGAGGTTCAAAATGAGCATCAAAAGTACTTCTATGCCCCTAGAGCAACCCGAAAAGAGAAAGGGAGTGATAACGATCATCCAACAGTAAAACCTATTGACCTAATGGCATATCTGATTAGGGTATATTCTCCTATTGGTACAACTGTATTAGATCCCTTTTGTGGATCAGGTACTACAGGTGTAGCAGCAGTTCAAAATAATAGAGACTTTGTTGGTATTGATCTTAGCGAACATTACACCAAAATAGCAACCAGAAGGTGTGCAGTTGAGGAAGTGTCACAAGAGTGGTTGAATCCACTTGAACAGGTACTATAATAAGCACATGGGAAACAAAAGAGGTTCCTAACTACCTGACTTAGAAGCAGGACATTACCGTTGGGGTAAAAGAACACATAATCACCTCTTTTTGTTTCTCTCACCATTCATTTACAATTTTCTTACAATGGGAACTCGCTCTCGCATTGGATTACAGTTAAAGGATCAAATCATTTCTGTGTATCATCATTGGGATGGTTATCCTTCATGGTTAGGTGTTACACTTGAAAAGAAGTTTAACACAAGAGAGAAGGTTGAAGAGTTGATTGATGGTGGAGATATGTCTTCTTGTGACTCTGAGTATGGATGGGATTACAATTATAGTACTGAAGAAGGGAAGAGAGAAGTATCTGCCCCCACATACTACTCAGAGAGAGGCGAGGACTGCCCACCAAAGATCTCTGAGTCAATTACTGAGTTTCTTGACCAAACAGAGTACACAGATGGTGAGTATGCTTATCTATTTGACAATGGTTCATGGACATGCTACGATATAGGTCAGTATGGAAGTGGAGTTAAGGGTAAGATACTCGACATTCCAGAAGATTTTCCAAAATAAGTATGAGATTTCATGTTGTTGATATTGCTAACACAATATCAAATGGATTAAATTTACCTTGTGCGTTCACTACAAAGATGATGCTCTTTTGTAGAGAAATGAAAAAGCGAGGGCATGAGATAGTCCATTATGGACATGAAGCAAGTACGGTAGATTGTACTGAAAGTATTTCAATCTTCAATCAAGAGGATTGGAATACTTTTTTTCCTAATAGACATTATGGTGATACAAATAATCAATATAGTAACCATGATGCTAACACTTTCATAGCACAAAGAGCATCTGAAAGTATAAAGAATAATAAGAGACCTAATGATATATTTCTATCATGGATAGGTAGTCAGCAAGAGATAATAGCACAAGAGAATCCTGATTTAATTACTATTGAACCTAGTATTGGTTATCATCCTAAAACAACATTTGCTGATTGGAAAGTGTATGAATCATACGCTATGATGCACATGTGTGCTGGTATTGAGGCAGCATGTTATGATAGTGAGAAGGGTGGACTTCATAATTGGTATGATGCTGTAATACCTAGTTTCTTTGATACATCCCTACATGAATATCAAGAGACTAAGGATGATTATTTTTTATACTTAGGAAGAATATTTGAGGGTAAAGGTTTATATCCAGCGATTGAAGCAACTAAGTTAGCAGGTAAGAAACTTATCATTGCTGGTCATGGTGATCTTATTAGTGATAAGTTATTACCATACGATAGCATACCAGACCATGTAGAGATTGTAGGATATGCTGACCATGAGAAGAGAAGTGAGTTGATGAGAAATGCCAAGGCAAGTTTTATGATGACTACTTATGCTGAACCATTTGGTAGAGTATTGATAGAGAACTTTTTACATGGAACTCCAGTCATTACAACTGATTGGGGTGCTTTTGTTGAGAATAATTTACATGGTGTTACAGGATATAGAGCGAGAACATTAGATCATTTAGTTTGGTCTATTAATAACATTGATAATATTAAATCAAAAGATTGTCGTAACTGGGGTGAGACATTCTCGGTTGATCGTATCATACCAATGTATGAAGAATACTTTCAAATGGTTATGGATACTTACAATAGTAATGGATGGTATAGATTAAGGAGATTGAGAGACAATCTCGATTGGTTAAACTATCAATCACCATTTAAAACTAAAGAGTTTAAGATAAAGGAAAAGAAACCAATAACAACTAAAGAACAATTAATTGATAAGTTAATGAAGGATCTAGTTGTTACTGATGGTATCTTCAAGGGTATGAAGTATGTCAATAGGACTTCAGATGGGTGTATGTACTTTCCTAAGTTACTGGGAACTTATGAGCAAGAGATATTACCAGCAATGAAGGAAGTATTAGATACACAATATACTGCCATAGTCGATATTGGGTGTGGTGAGGGTTATTATGCCTGTGGACTAGCATTGAAGCATCCACAGGCAGAATTGTATGCTTTTGATACAAATGAGGGTGCTAGAAGGTTATTACTAGAGAATGTTACCATAAATGATATACAAAATATCAATATTGGTGAACTATGTGATAAAGAAATGCTTTTAGATTTGAATCTAGGTAGTAAAGCATTGATATTCATAGATTGTGAAGGGTATGAGGTAGAACTGATTACCAAAGATAGTGTGTTACAATTACATACTCATGACTTTATCATAGAAACCCATGACTGGGTGGATATTAACATAACTAGAAACCTAGTGAACATTCTATCAGATACCCATGAGATACAACTGTTCTCAAGTCTAGATGATATTGACAAGGCATACCAGTATAAGACTCCTATGCTTGAAGGATTGAGTTTAGATGATCGTAGGTACATGTTACAAGAGCGTAGATGCTGTATTGGTAAATGGATCTATGCTAAGAGCAAGACTGTTCCTTTAGATTCTTTTAATAATCTAGGGGGTTGACACTCCTGTTGATGTGGCATATAATATGTGTGTGGTTGAGGCATACTTGCCAAAACTCAATAAGGTAAACTTACATTATTAAGATGACATCAGTTCAATTTGAATCAACATACACAGAGCATCCAGTAGAGGATAAGGTTCTTGATCTATTAGAGAAAATTAACCGCACTTCTACTCCACCGACTGATAAGTATGAAACAGTTGAGTATGTAGAGACTAAAGCAGTCAACGTACATACAATCCAAAAACCAGGTAAGGAGAATGTAGGACGTTTTCGTGGTGTTACTACAACTTCCTATGAGACCATTGAGCGTTCAATGGATAAAGGTTACAAGGACGGTGAGAGACCTGCTTGCATGCTACAAGGTGAAGATTGGTTGTTAAACGGCAATCACCGCCTTAAGTGGTATCGTAAAAATGGTTACAACTGGATGCCTGTGGATGTATTCAGACCAGTTCAAGGTGTTTCTATTGGAGATATTATAGATGAAGTAGGACTACTTTATCAACCTACTCCAGAAGGAACAGGATCTTCTTATGAAGATTATAAAGCAAGAGGTATTCTTTTTGTTGAGCGTAAAAAGAATGAAGGTTTTGTAATCTCTCAGGAACTTGTTAATGCTTGGGTTGACAAGTTTGCTAGGAATGAAACTGCTAAAACTAGAACTAATCTTAAGAAAGCAATTTTCAACAATACTACAAAAAGTGCTTGGTTAATTGCTGGAGATCGTCAGCAAGTTATTGATGAACTACTTCTTACTAAGGGGTGGATAGTACGCAATGCTGACTATAAAATAGTAAGGGAAGATGGATACCTTTACACAGTTGATCGTTTATTTGAAGCGAGTCAAAAAGTGTTCATAAGAGATTTTCTTCCAAGGTTCATTAAGGATGCTAAGAATGGTATAAAAACCAGACTACATTTCTATGTAACCACTACCAATGTCAAGGATGGTGCTGCTTTGAAAAAAACAGTTCAAACTCGTATTGCTGAGATCATGGATGTTCTTGATGATTTAGAGGCATTTAACATTGATAACAAGAGATTAAGACATTTCCTTGAGTTGGGTTATCGTCAAGCACAGATAGTTAAGGTTGACGGTTCTCAGTTAGTTAAACTTTAAATCCAGTTGTTAAACTGTCACATGGGTGGTTGATCTTCCACCCAAATCCATTATAATAAGATCACTGGGCAATCATACATCCATTTTTGGTTAGGAGATGTAAGTCCCAACAATCACTTGGCGTACATCAACGATTCGCTCTTATTGTTGTAAGTCCAATCCACATGAGAGATATACGGTTCCTATGCCCCGATTAAGTTTGGGGGTTCAGGTGTAAGCGATTCCCATAGGGTAAATTTGGGCAACATGGGTGAAACCCAGATCATTGCCCCGTTCTCTCATTTTTTATTGTGGTATGACTTAGTACCTGTAATTAGACTCAGTAAATGGGTTAGGATCAGGTGAAGCACCTCTTGAGCATACCACACCTTTTTTGTAAACCTGACTTTTTAATCATGTCACCTAATTTTGCCGAGTTCCTACTTGACACTACTAACAATGGAAATGAGATCCTAGCAGTTCTTGAGGACATTGTAGAAGTAGTTGAAACAGGAGGAACAGACCTATAAGGACAGTTTCATAAGTGTCACACGACCCCTTCACAGGGGTCTTTTTTTTACTATAATAAGTACATCACCAACGGAGTTTCCAATGCCTACAACATTAACAAGACAGGAGAGAGACAGAATCATTGGTAGTCTTCAAGATAATGTCCTTCAATGGACACAGCAATTATGTGATTCACTTGGTGAGAACTACAAGCGTTATCACAGAAGAATGATTGAATCAAATGCTGCAAGATTCAATGGTGATGGTCAGAGACAAGACCTATCACGTTACGCACAAGAGCAATTAGATGCCTTAAATGATGGTACATTCAAGGGAATGAGATTTACCATAGAGACAGGCAGAAAGTATCATAAGATTATTTCAAATGACTGGGATGATCGTAGAAATGAGTGGAGAAGTGGTGGTGTTCACGCATTTGTGAACAAGCATACAGGTGAAGTTTACAAACCTGCATCATGGAAGTCTCCAGCAAAGCATGTACGCTATGACCTAAGAGTTATTAGAGATCGTGAGTATGTACTCAATCCTGATAACTGCGGATGGTCAGGTGGTTATCTCTACATGAGGTAATCATCATGCTTGTAAATCTATCTAAAGAAGAACTTGATCTTATTGGTATTACCCTTGCGGAATACCAATTTGATAAAGAGAATTTTTACCTTGAGGAGATCAAGGAACTTGACACTAAGTTAAGGAACATTAGAAACGCTTGTACCTGTAAGGAGGATTAAATGCTACATCTTATTACACTAGCAGTAATATGTGCTATCGTATCTGCTATGATAGTTTTAACGGTTTACAACCCACATCATCATTAAAATGATCTCAACCACAGTTTCCTTTGAACCAATTAGTTCCTTTGATAGAGTTAGGACAGGAAAGCGTGGTAAGCACGTTATGTGTCCCAACTGCCGATCCATATCTAAGGTTTATCACTTTAGTTGGTCTGCTTTACAATGTCAACAATGTAAAGAGTGTATTGACAAACGATTATGGAGTGTAGAAGTATGAGTAAAGATATGACTGGAATTCAAAAACTGTTGTTTATTTCTTCATTCTTATGGACACTACATTGGGGAACAAGAGTCGTATCTATCGTAGTGGATACGGTTATTCTAAACGAAGGTGTGAGAGCGTTACCAACTGGTTTCTAAACACTTTTCTACCCAGACATCATCTTGATGTGACTGTCATCCATAGAGGATTGATTAGAGAGGATGCTATGGGTTTCTGTGACTGGATAGGCACTTCATATAAACCTAGAGATTTTGAGATACAGTTACAATCTAATATGGATGCTAAGATGTATATTGAAACTCTATTACATGAGTTAGTACATCTTAGACAATGGGTTCATGGCACTTTAACCATGAAAAGTGGTAAGTTTGTATGGAAAGGTGAGGACATACATCATATTGATTACATGAATCAACCTCACGAAATTGAAGCATTTAGAGAAGAAGGTATTCTATATCGTAGATACATGAAAGAAGTTAATAATGTGACAGTTCAAGAACCGATACAATATTTTCCCAATAGATTAACTCAACCACTATAATGGAGTTATGAAAAACACTCACATTGAGCATCCTGAAGATTCTATTCTTACAGGAGACCTATCCGTCTTAGATTGGTTTTGTTCTATGAAAGGAGCAAAAGCATCACTTAAGATGGATGGTGCACCAGCAGTTGTATGGGGTACTAATCCTGCTACTGGTAATTTCTTTGTTGGTACTAAGAGTGTATTCAACAAAATTAAGATTAAGATCAATGA